AAGTACTCGCACTTCCCTTTATGGGAATTTGTGCGTTTGCTGTAGTTGCAAATAACATAAGCACAATTCCAAGAATAAGAAACATCTTGCTTCTTACTTCTCGCTTCTTATTTCTTGTCTCTCGTTTCTCGTTTTTCATTTTATCACCTATATTTTTAATAAACTTTTTCATCCACTAACCACGGTTCTTGGATGTATTGGAAAATTACCGTAACTGTTATTTCACCGAAAATCTTTTCCCCGTGTGTTACGTTTTTCTCCCATCCTCCGCGCACCGGCTTCAAACTTCCGTCAACTTGCGCGCGCCAATAATCCAAGTTTTTCCCTATCATTCTATATATATCCGCTTTTGCTTTCCGCAGCTGAGCCGCGGTTGAACTCCCTTTTTTGCAGCCATACACAAATTTTATCTCAAGAAATTCATGCTGCAAAGGCTCTTGTTCATCGCTTACATCTCCGGAAAAATCACGAACTTCAAGCACTTCCTCCGCACTTTCAGGATTTACATCACCCATCCATTCTTGATAGTATTGGCCAATGTTGGTTTCATAATTTTTCCCGGTCGCGTATTCATTAGTGGTTTTTATTTCTTGCGCTCCGGCAACAATTAAGCTGTATATCTTTTCTTCTTTCGTCATTTTTCTTTGCTCAAGATCAAAATTGTAATTCCCGTACCATCCGGATGAATTTCTTTGATGTAGTAATCTGTATCATCTATTGTCAATTGGTCATCGTGCTGCGCATCCTTCACATCGTCCGTCATTGCCTGCACTTGCAAGCCGCTCGATTCGAATTGTATTTCTTGTCCAAGCGATTCATATTCGTTAAGGAAATGAACTTTAATAGTGGAAGTTCCGGACGCAGTTGTAAGAACCGCGTCCGCTTCCAAACCAGTATTAAAGAACTCTTTTACCGGGAAGTTGCTCATTTTTTAGCCGCCTTTTTTTTAGCTTCTTCCAAATCGAAAGTTGCTATATTGCGGGAAATGAGTTCGATCTTATCTTGCCCGGCAACTGTTACGATATCGCCCGGTACGCAATCTTTCGCTTCGCGCGCGCCAACCTCTTTTACGCGGCAAGCTCTTAAGATTCCTACTTTTTCGGGCTCGTCCCACTTAATTACTTTTTCTTTTGCCATTTGTATCACCTGCTAATTTTTGTTTGCGTTTTAGTTAATTATGCCGCTACCGCGCTTGAATAAGAGAACGCGCCGGGATAGCGAACTATGAAATCAAATTCATCGAATATTGTTACAACAATAATTCCAGAAGTTGATTTTGTGTAAGGATCTGTCTGAAGTTCGACAACTCCCCACTCTAAGAATATCAAGTTATACCAATCTCCGAAGAACAAACCGCGACCGGATACATTCTCTGTGATGAATGAATCGAAACCAGCGCACTTGCCGTCTTCTTTCATTAAGAAACTATCTGTGTTCTGTGCTCTTTGAGTCGTCATCAGTTTTTCCCTGACATCGGCATTTGTTATCCATTTAACGCGATTCAATTTGATGTTCGATTTCAAGATGTTTGTTGAATGCTTAACGATGCCGCGCCAATCAACTGTAGTTGACATATCAACTATACCGATTCCGGTTGTGTTGGCAACTCCGGTAGGCTCATTTGACGCTCCTGTGCCATAAAGCCCCATAACGTCAACTTTCTGAGCTATTTGCTGGTACAGATCTTCATAAACCAAACGATCAACGGAAGGATTAGATTGAATCAATAAGCGTCTGCCGAATTCAGTGTTGGCTGTCGCAGTTTTCGGAGAACCACTTAATTGTGAAAAAGAAGGGAAGCTTTGGGATGCCGCAGTATTTTCAGCAACCATCGAAACCGATACAGAACCGTTTTGTTTCGGGATTGTGATGTTCTCTTTTAAGCCGGTTAACATTCTCATTCCGGCAGCGCCGAGAACAGCTTCGTTTCTTAACAATTCAATGAATTCGGATTCGAGGTTATCGGTTCCTACAAGGTAACCGCCTGCGCTTCCGGTTCCAGCGTTTAATGTACGAGCGCCTTTCAGCTGAACTTCGTAAGGTAGGAAGAATGCGTTTTCTCTTGCACTTCTACCGAGAGCTTTTTCAATTGCCAAGCTCGCTTCGCGCTCTAATCCGGCATTAGACCAATCGTTATTAGCAGCTGCAAGAACTGCTTTGCTGATTGAATATCTCGCTAATTCCTTTTTGCTCATATCGAGCTGTGTAGCCGGCTTTTCAATCGGCGCTGAATCGTCGAGATTATCGAGAATATAATTTCTGAATTCCTCTACAGACTTGCCTTCTTTGATAGCTTCACGAGCTTTATCTTTTAGATTCGGAGCTTTACCCGCAAATCTTTCGCCGAGCGCTTCGATTTCCTTGATGCGCTGTAATTCTTGAGCGCGAATTTCTTCAACGCTCGGAGTTTGGACTTGTTTAGGTTCCATTCTAGAATCTCCTTTTATTATGATATGATTTTTGATTTCTTTGATTTCTTTTCTTGCTAAATTCAGTTGATCGTCAATCATTGCTTTGAAGTTTTCGAGTTCTGCGGAAATATCGAATGCATCTTCGGCAGAACGGAATTGCGCTTTCGGATCCGCTCCTACGATTACCAAAGAGCCTTCTTTCGGCTGCCAACGAGTTCTTATAAGAAGCGTTTTCTTATCTTCGTAATCGTTTTTGAATATTCTTCCGCCAACGTCGGCTTGTTCGCCCGGAGCAACTACTATTGTATATTCCGGGAAAGTGTTGTAGCCTACGCTTACATCGGTAAGGTGACCTTCGCGCGCGTTCGTCCATTCTTCTTCTGCAAGCGAAGAAAACCGAGTAAAACCGATTAATTCGTGGTTTTCAATGTTTAGTCCACGAATTGAACCTTTGAGGTTTTTTGTAGTTGAACGCATATGAGAATCGATTAATGGCACTTGACGTGTTTCAGGAAGCATTACCGAACCTTCATCGATTATCAGAATTTCACGCACAATGTCCCAGCGTTCCCAGTCGAATACAAGCGCGGGAGTTTCAGTAGCCAATACGGTTCTGATAGTACGCTCCTCTTCGTTAATAATATTGCGGTCAACCGCGGCGGCGCGAGATACGAAGCCTTCCGCTTTCAGTCTATCGATTACACGAGAACTTAATTTGATATTCTTACTCATTTGATTGCCTCTTGATTATTGTTAAACTCGATTTTGTTTTTGCATCGTCCGCGTTATCGTCATTGATGCTTTGCCCTTCCATCTTGGTATCGGGCGTTTTTTTCGCGCCCGGATATTCCAATCCGTTCTTTTCGAATAATTCTTTTTCGTACTTGAGTTGTTTGACGTGGGATTCTAAATTATAGCCTCTCTTCGCAATTACTTTTCCATAGCTCTCTAATCCTCTCTCAACCGCAAAAGCATCAGCCTTGTTTTCCTTCCATTGATCTACCCATTCGCCTTTATAACCAACAAACTCGGGCGCGTTGAATTTTTCAAATTTTTCGATTGGTAGATTGACAACACCTTTAAGCATTGCCATTTCCAGCAATGCAGTGTGAATGTCAACCAGTTTATGATCTATAAAAAACTGCTGCAATATCTTGTAACCAGCGCGGGCGTCCAGCAATGCCGAACGTGAAGAAGTGTAGTTGACGTTTGCAAAGTTACTTGCAAGCGTTGCATAATCAACATCGAAACCGCTTGCAATAGCTTGCTGAACCATTTCCGTAAACGGACCTTCAGAGCCTGAGGGATAGGTAGGATCGAACGTGCTGAAATCATAGCCTTCGGGAACGACATAAGTTTCGCCCGGCGCTATATCTTGAATAATATTGCCATCTGCATCTTCTTCGCCACCAGCTATATTTGCTTCGCTGAGCGGAGTAGCGGTATCTTTGGGAACCAAAACTCCGGTTTTCCGCGCCGCGGAACGAGCGTTCATCAAAACGGCTTCTTGGTATCCTTTTAAAATATTCATTCTATAGGCAACCGGCAAAAAGGCGCTGATCCCGCGGAGTTGTCCCACAAATTCCTTGCGATACAAATGGATGATTTGATCTGCAGGAATTCTTACGTAATCACGAGTAAAGTATATGTCGTAGATAGAACGCGCGGAATCAACTTTTTTGAAATAGTACGCTTGCGGACGCATATACTTATTGTATTCGATTCCCATTATGATCGGATTTCCGTTTGCGGGGTTCGTGGAATTGAACGTTTCGTCGCAAAGCGCGGCATCTATAAGCTGAAGAGTGAAGCCGAATTTATTGATGTTTTTGTTTGCGACTTTTTTAAGGAATATCTCACCGTCTATCGCCATCGTTTTCAATTCGAGAGCGCAAGCTTCGCGAAAGGAAATATCACCCGTGATAGTACAATTTTCTTTCTTTGTCCATTCCTTCCACATATCCTCGATTATTCTATTGGCAAGCGTATCGTAAACTTTTTCCCATTCGCCGTTTTTCTTTTTCACTAAATCGTATGCAGTGTTTCGGTAAGCGAATCCTTCCGGACCGATTACATTTTTATCCAACATCGCCAAAAACTTCTTTGCAAGCGGTTCGTTTTCCGCCAGTTCGCGGGCACGCGCTCTTAAAATCTGATTACCGGTACGAATATCTCTATTAATGTTTGTAAGCGAAGTTGTCCAGCTGCTTGTTAATCGATCAATTTTAGCGGCTTGAAAAGCACGCTTTTGAGGTTGAGGGTTAAATATATTCGCTATTTTCGAAATCAATCCCATTAGTATCTCTCCAATATTCGCGGTACGCCGGTTTTACCGGATGCAATTCTTTTTTCTTTTGCAACGAGCGCCTCGAATACTTTTTTCGCGTTGATCAATTCTTCTAATGTTAAGTATTGAATTTGCCGTCCGGCAATAGAAATTGATTGCTGTTCTTTTGTTGCGCGGCTTTCGAGCGCTGCAATAATTGCGTCGAGTATCTTTTCGTTGGATGTGCGCAAATCCGCCGCTAAGTCTAGCATCGGAATGATCTCAATTTCGCCTTCTTCTATTATTTCCACTTCGCCACTTTTTGCCGCAACGGCTTGATATGTGTAATATCTTTTTGTTAATGCACGGGTATCACTGGCAGAAATGTTGAAATCGAAATCATCGCCGGAGGCATTTGAGGTAAGCGTAATTGCAGAATCGGTTTTATGCTTGAGAATAATTACAAGCGACCAACCGGATGAGGCGGGAT